GGCTAATGATTATTCTGCATTTACTGTCATAGATATTTCAACTATACCATATCGACTAGTTGCAAAGTATAAGAATAATGAAATTAGACCGTTAGTGTTTCCAGAAATAATTTTTAATATAGCAAAGGCTTACAATGAAGCTTATATTCTGGTAGAGATAAATGATATTGGTGGTCAGATTGCAGATGCATTACATTATGATTTAGAATATGAAAACATTATTATGAGTCAAATGAGAGGTAGAGCTGGTCAAGTAATTGGTAGTGGATTTGGTGAAGGTAAGAGTGAGTTGGGTATTAGAACTACTAAGGCAGTAAAGAAAATCGGATGTTCTAACCTTAAAACTTTGATAGAATCTGATAAGTTGGTAGTAGAAGATTTTGATATCATAGTAGAGCTGTCTAATTTTGTTCAAAAGGGTGCTTCATATGAAGCTGATGATGGTGCAACTGATGATCTGGTAATGTGTCTTGTGTTTTTTGCGTGGTTAGCTAATCAATCTTACTTTAAAGAATTGACTGATGAAGATGTGCGACATCGTTTATTTGAAAGTCAACAGAAAGCTCTGGAACAAGATATGTCTCCGTTTGGTTTTATAGATGATGGTGTAAGTTATACAGAAAAATCTGCCTTTACAGATGTAGATGGAGATTTTTGGGTGCCAACTGATGCACCAGACTTCTTTGACGAAGAACGATATTAAAATTCTACACCTAAAGATAAATCATAACTAGCTTTAATTGCACAGTTCCAACATCTAATATCACATTCATCTATAAGATTTTGTATTTGTTCTTGGGCCTTATGTTTCTTACCATGTCTTAAATTAAGACTTCTAATCTTTCTATGGTGTGGATAGAACATTAAAGCTACTTGTTCACTCTCACCACAGTACTGACAACTCTTATTAACGAATCTATGAAGGAGAGAATTTCTCCTACCATTGCGCCCATCTTTTTTAGGTTCTACTAACATGATTGTGCATCTCTTTCCTATATTTATTTATGTGTAATGCACACATATGTTAGTTGAAGAATAAGGATTTTATAAATAATCTATGAAAGAATTGAAAAGATTTATATTATACTGAATAAAAGTTAATGTAAAGGGAGACTGTCCTGGGAGCATTAAAAACCTTTAGGGGAGAAATAAAATGGCTGATTTAGTTTCGCCGGGTGTACAAATAAAAGAAAAAGATTTAACCGCTTCTGTACGAAGTGAGCCTACTAGTATTGGTGCTACGGCTATTACAGCTGATTGGGGTCCGATGAATGAAGTTATTACTATTAATGACGAAACTCAATTGGTAGATATTTTTGGTAAGCCTGATGATGGTAACTTTGAGTATTGGTTTACGGCTGCTAACTTTTTAGCTTATACAAACACTCTTAGAATAGTAAGAATGGAACAAACAGGTTCCTTGAACGCTGGTGAAACCGCTGGTGTTCTTATTCCAAATACTACATCATGGTTGACAGGTGATGGTACAAATGGACCATACAGTGGTGGTCTAGGTAATGTAGGACATACTGCTGCTCGATTTGCTGGTAAAAGAGGAAATAGTGTTAAGGTTTCTTATTGTTGGGATGCTGATGGTTATAATCAAAATGCTGTAACAACTACAGCTGTAGCTACAGCTGCTGGTGTAGCGGTAGTTACCGTTGTTAGTGGTGCTGTTATAAATGTTAATGACATTATTAGCTTTGGTGGTACTACAGGTAATGCAACAAATATTGCTACTGCTGCGGCCGAGAAAGGTCAGAAGTATAAAGTACTGGCTATTAGCACTAACGCCCTTACCATAGAAAGATATCCAGCATCTAATGCGGCTGGCTTGAGGAGTGCTCTTGCTGGTAATGTTGCTGCTATAGACGTTAATAGATGGTGGGAATTTTATGACCAGTTTGATGGGGCTCCTGCCACAACAACTTGGTTACTAGATATTCAAAAGAATCGAGTTACTGGTTCTGGTCTTGATGAACTTCATTGTTGTGTAGTAGATGCTGATGGTCTATTAACAGGCACCGCTGGTACAATACTTGAGAAGTTTGAAGGACTTTCAAAATTGAAAGGTGCTGTAACAGATAGTGGTGATAATAACTATTACCTTGATGCGTTGTATCTGCAATCTGAATGGATTTATTGGATGGATTTCCCAGCTGGTGCAACAGGTGGTTCAGGCCCTTGGGGTGCAATACCAACAGTTACTTATACCTGTAATACTGCAACAACGAGTCCGGAAACTGCAACACTAACTGGTGGACTGCCTGCTTCAAGTATTGCGCCTACAGAAGCTCAAAGACTTACTGCTTTTGATCGTTTTGAAGATCCAGATAATGTTGATTTTAATTTACTGATGTGCGGTCCTGCTTCTATTGATGGTACAAGTGCAACAGCATTACCTATCAATAATATTGATATCGTTGAAAAACGTAAAGATTCTGTAGTGTTTATTTCACCGTATAAAAATGCTGTTGTTAATGTGGTGAATGGTTACACACAAACAAATAATGTTAAGACCTACTTTGATGCATTACCAAGTGGCTCTTATGCAGTATTTGATAGTGGTTACAAAAAGATGTATGACAAGTATAATGACACATTCCGTTGGGTGCCTCTTAACGCTGATATCGCTGGTAGTTGTGCTAGAACCGATGCGGTTGAAGATCCGTGGTGGTCGCCTGCTGGTTTGAGTCGTGGTCAGATTAGAGGTAGTATTGAACTTGCGTTGAACCCAACTCAGGGCGAACGTGACATCCTTTATCGTGCTCGTATTAATCCTGTTGTTACATTTGCAGGGGAAGGTACAGTACTTTGGGGTGACAAGACTGCTCTGGCTCAGAATAGTGCTTTCAGTCGCATTAATGTTCGTAGATTGTTTATCACAATCGAAGAAGCTATTGCGAAGGCTGCTCGTACAGTTCTGTTTGAGTTTAACGATACGTTCACAAGAGAACAATTCTTAGGTATGGTAAATCCGTACATGAGAGATGTGCAGGCTCGTCGTGGTGTGACGGACTTCTTAGTTGTGTGTGATGAATCCAATAACACTGGTCAAGTCATAGACAACAATGAGTTCCGTGCAGACATCTATGTGAAGCCCGCACGTTCAATTAACTTCATAACACTTACTTTTGTTGCTACAAGAACAGATGTGAACTTTAGTGAAGTGGTTGGAAGAGCTTAATTTAACAAGGAGATAATAAAAAATGGCAAGTTTAAGTGGTTTTCAACAGGCCTTACAGGGTGGCGGCGCTCGAGCTAATCAATTTTCAGTTCAATTGAGTGGTGCTGGAGCTGGTGGTGCCGCTCTTTCAGGCAACAGCTTTGGTTTCCTATGTCGTTCTGCTCAGATTCCAGCCTTGACTATAGGTGAGGTAGCAGTACCTTATCGTGGTCGTCAGATTTTCTTGGCTGGTGATCGCACCTATGATGCTTGGACAGTTACAATTATGAATGATCGTAATTTTAGTATCCGAGGTGCTTTAGAAGGTTGGATGAATGATATGTCTGATATTGGTGGTACAACAAAAGCTAATACTTTAAGTGCTACTTCTTACTATGCTAATGCTACAGTAAAACAATTGGACAGAAATAATAATCCAATTAGAACTTATAAGTTAGAAGGTTTATGGCCAACAACTTTGGACGCTATTGATCTTTCTTATGATGCTAATGATGCAGTTGAGGAATTTGGTGCTACATTCAGATTTAATTGGATGACAATTGGTGGAGAAGGTACAGGTGGTGATGGTGGTAGTCGTACTACTGTAACGGCATCAGTTGGTGTTCACTATGTAGCTGAAGGAGAAGGTAGACAATAAGTTTCGATTCGTGATTATGCTGATTTCTAATCAGTATAAATAGTTATACTATGGCAGAATTATTTGGATGGGAAGTAAAGAAGAAGGAGAGCGACAAGGCCAAAAGCTTTGTCGCTCCTTCGGACGAAGAAGGCACACTGGATATTGCCGGTGGTGCTGGTTTCTTTGGGCAGTACTTATCTTATGATAAGTCAGCTCGTAATGATTATGAACTGGTACGCAAGTATCGACAAACCTCAGAAAACCCTGAGTGCGATCAGGCGATAGAAGATATTATCAATGAAGCCATTACGGCTGATGAAACTGATATCTCTGTTGCGGTTAATCTCGATTGGGTTCCCCTCTCTATGTCCATCAAGAAAAAGATGGATGATGAATTTAAAGAAATTCTTACACTACTCCAGTGGAAAAAGAAAGGGCACGATATCTTTAGACGATGGTATATTGATGGAAGAATTTTCTTCCATAAGTTGATTGATGAAAAATCTCCCCGAAAAGGTATAACGGAAGTACGTTATATTGATCCTAAGTTTATTAAAAAGATACGAGAAATAGAAAAGGATAAAGTGCAGGGTGGTATTGAAATAGTTAAGTCTGTTAAAGAATGGTATGTTTACAATGAAGCTGGTGTATATCCAGCTCTACCGGCTGTTGGGGGTACTGCGAATATGCAGGCACAGGGATTAAGAATTTCTCCTGACGCCATTGCGTATGTACCTTCTGGACTATACAACCCCACAACGAATCAAGTCTATTCTTTATTGCAGAAGGCAATCAAGCCTACTAATCAATTAAGGATGATCGAAGATGCGGTAGTGATCTATCGTATTGCTCGAGCCCCCGAAAGACGTATCTTTTATATCGACGTTGGTAATCTCCCTAAACCTAAAGCAGAGGCATACATGAAAGATGTTATGTCACGATATAGGAATAAAGTTGTTTATGATTCTAATACTGGCGAGATTATGGATGATAGAAATCAGATGTCGATGCTTGAAGATTTCTGGTTGCCTCGTCGTGAAGGTGGCCGAGGTACAGATGTAGGTACTCTTGGTGGTGGACAGAACTTAGGTGAACTGGAAGATATCAAATACTTCCAAAAGAAACTTTATAAGTCGTTGAACATACCTATCTCTCGTTTAGAGTCAGAAGGTGGTTTCAACATGGGTAAGTCAACAGAGATTACCAGAGATGAAATAAAGTTTAGTAAGTTCATTCAACGTCTGCGTAAGAAGTTTGCAGAATTGTTCCAAGATATGCTTAAGACTCAGTTAATGCTCCAAGGTATTATGACTGAGGAAGATT